ATGAGTAATTGGATGGATATTCTCAAGAAGAAAAAGAAGCCCAAAAGCCCTAGAAAGAGAGCATTGGAAAGGGCAAGAAAAAAAGGCCTTTCCGGACTAAATGACCCACAAGCACTAAGAGATGATAAAAGCAAGTCTCATCATGTAATGGCTTGGGATGCTAAAAGTAAGAGAGCAAAATACATGAAATTCGGGCAAAAGGGAGTCAAGACAAATCAAACCAAAGGACAAAGAGAAGCCTTCAAATCCCGACATGCTGAAAACATTAAGCGTGGAAAAATGTCTGCGGCTTATTGGGCTAACAAAGAAAAATGGAGTCCGAGTAAAACTAAAGAAAAGAAAAACAAAAAGTGGCGTAAAGGTAGTTGAAATGTCTTGGTGGAATATATTAAAGAGGATAGAGATTCTACCCGAAGAAAAACTCTTACACCTAGATGAATTCATAAAGGCAGAAGACAAAGGATATCCTTCTGTTATTCATCCTCTTAATATTGTTGCAGATTTCGATGACGATACTGGAAAACTAAAAGGATATACTTCATTCAAAGAATTCGATAAGTTTTATTTCGTAGGAAACAGTTTTTCATTTGTCAAGGGTTCTTATGGTGAGGTTCTCAAATATAGGGATTCTAAACTAGGCTCGGATAAAGCACAAGTAACTTTGTTAAACCCATTAAAAGGAACAGATACTCAAAGACTATTTGACATGGTAGAAAAAAGAGGAGGGTTAAGAATAGAAGAATATTCTCAAGTAGATGATATAATGTCCGAGGATATGTATAATCAAATGAAGGTGTTGCCTATGTTTAGATATCGCCCTTACAAAGAGGACTAGTGGAATATTATGGAATTAGACACATTTAATTTTGAACATCAAATGGATATGGAGTTATCTAAAAACTCATTTCCATATTTCTTTCAAAATGTTCTTGGGTTTGACTTTCCTTCATATATTCAAGAGTGGCATGAACTCATGGAAACAACACAAAGGACTGTAATAATTTGTAGCCGTGACCACGGTAAATCCGTATTTATGCACGCTTGGGTAGTTTGGAAATTAATTTTTGAAGAGCCTCCATATCAAATGCTATATATTTCTTCTAACCAAAAACAGACTTTAGTTCACATGAGAGACATTGACAAAATGTTCACTCATCCCATGTTAAAGAAATATAAGCCCGCTAGAGGATGGGCGATAGGAAACATTACACTTACTAATGGTAATCAAATCTTAGAGCGTTCTGTTGGTTCACAGATTCGTGGACTTCACCCTCAAGAGATTATCATTGACGACCCTTTGAAAGAGTTTAGTATGACAGGAATCCAAAAGGTTACGGATTGGTTTTATGGTGACATGATACCAACACTTCACCATACTGCTTCTTTGCGAGTTATCGGAACTCCATTTAGTTATACGGATATTTACCAACAACTTGCCGAAAACCCTGCTTATACTGTTAATACCTATCCTTGTCTTAATGCTCTTAATGAACCCCTTTGGCCGGATAGATGGAACTATGAAGCACTAATGGCTCGTAAAGCGGAAGTAGGGTCTATGATGTTCACAAGAGAATATATGTGTGTTCCTATATCTACAGGAACTTCTCTATTTAATCCCGAACATTTAGATAATGCCAAAAATAAAGATTTAGTTTTAAAGCCATTAAAGCGTGAAGGCTACAAATACTTTGTAGGTGTAGACCCTGCTATTTCTACTGATGGTGACTACAATGTAATTACTGTAATAGAAATGGATGAAGAGGAAAATAAATCAGTAGTATATGTTGATAGGTCTAAGAATGTAGAGTTTAGAGAAAACATACAGAAAGTGAAACTGATAGGGCAACTGTTTAGACCGGAGGCAATACTATTCGAAACAAATACATTTGCTAAATCATTTACGCAGGAGTTGCGACAAGTCGCTGATTTAAATATTCATGATTTTAATACTACTAGAAGAAAGAAGCAAGAGATAATTTTGAACTTGCAGATGACTCTAGAGAACGGTAAGATGAATTTTCCTTATGGGAATGAAGAAAGTAGAAGAGTTACTAGTGTCTTATTGGAGGAGTTGTCAATGTTTGCTATTACTGAAAGAGGTAAATTCGAGGGTGTTGGGGCGCATGACGACATGGTTATGAGTCTAGCATTAGCCAATGCCGCAACCTATCAAGCAACTGATAGTTTTATTTTACTAGATGATATGGGTATTTTTGAAGATTCTAAACCACAAGTTAGAAAAGGCAGGATAAATCCAATGGGATTAAACTTCTAAGGTGATTACATGACAGAACAAGCAGAAAAATATCGCCAAGCGGCTGAACAAATGGAAAGATTGGCTGAATTGGATGAAGAGGAAGAAGAAGTGATGAATGAAGCCGAGAGGCAACTAGGTGTAGAATTAAATAAAATACTATACAATCAAGGGGTATTGTCGGAACACGAAGAGATAGTCAAAATATCTACACATTATAATATAAATGCTAGTGAGGCTAGAAAACAACTAAACACATTTCCCGACGAATACATTATTCAAGAGCAAAGTGTTCCCGATTTGGTTAAAAAAATGAGAAAGGCTAGAAGAAAATTAAAAGGAGAACATAGAGAAAAAATGTCTAAAGCCATAGACACAATGATAGATGCGTATGCTGATTATTTACAAAAGTGTATAGGCTCTATTACATGGCTATCCGATTACACTATACCTCTATCTAAAATGAGATATAATGAAAAAGACCTATACAAATTAAATAAAATGAAGAGTTCGGAATTGAGAAGAGAAACCATTGATTCTTTGTGTAAGTTTTGGGAAGCGGAACAAAAACAAAAGGGAATGGCTTACGGCCAAGACTACTCCGATTTACACAAAGAAATGGTGCAAGCAAAAAAACAATTTAGAAGTACCATAAATAAAATCACTGACCAGTCAATTAATAAAACCAAAAAAGAAATGCAAGAGGATTTTATATTAAAAGCAGTTTGTGAAAATCAAGGCATAACAGCAAAACAAATACATGAAAGAATGCCAACAACTCTATTCAAAATAAGTAGCCCTAATTCGATATCTAAAGCAATTAAAAAATTAGATATTACTTCTTATAGAGGGTCATATTACAAAATGCCTTCAATGATTAAGAAAAACATTTGGGCTTATACTGCCGCATTTATTGATTCGGATGGATTTATTACTTTAGATAGAAACATGAATCCTAGAGTCGGGCTTGTGGCTACGGGGGAAAGAGGAAAGGCGTTCATGCAGGAAATGCACAAGTCAATAGGTTTCGGTAAAATGCACCTAGACCAAAAATCTCCACAAAATACTAGACTAATTAATCGTTTAAATTTCTATTCTCAAGGTGATGTTCAGCAATTATTAACAAAGTGTCTTCCTCATTTTAGATTAAAAAAGGGTAATGCTAAACTATTGCTAGAACTCATACGCATGAAAAAATCATACAAAAAGGCTGATTGGTATAAAGGAAGATGTGATGAGATTTTCAAACTGATGAAATGGGAGAATCATAAAGACCATGTTGGGTATGACTGGCTAAAAGAAGGAATATATCTAGATGATATACAGAAATACAAAGATAACTGTAAAATGTCTACAATGGATGATTTAGAAAATATTGGAGGAATACTTGCTTGAATTCGGAAGAATGGTTGGCTTGGAAGAAATCAACCGAACCGACCTTCTACGGATGTTGTTATGTTGCTAAAGTTGCCTACCCTTTTGGATTTTGTGAAGAATGTTGGATTAAGGCAGGAAAACCTATTATGTCGAAGGTTCTATAACCGATGTGTTTTGTGGAAATTTTAGGGGTGTAGTTTATGGTAGAGGAAAAAAGACGATTTAAACTAACTAACCTGTTTAGGCGACAAACTCCCAAACCTGCGGATAGAACCGTGTATAATATGGGAATACAAGAAAGGCAACAGCATCATATGATTACTGGCCCAATTATTTACAACTTAGTTAATCAATCTGTTATAGCGAGAACCTGTATTACTCAACTAAAACAAGAGGTATTTAGAAGAGGATATATGTGGGAAAAGGCATATGAGGCAAGATGTAATAATTGTGGAAAAGAACATAGTAGACCTGTTAATGAATGTTTAAGATGCGAGTCTACGGACTTGAAGAAACCCGATGTAAAACAATTAGAGTATGCTGAAAAGTTCATTGAAGGTTATGTCAATAAGTCCGAACAACTATTCATTGATGTTTTACAAGAACTAGAAGATGACTTGAATATAATGGATGATGCTTATATTGTTTTAGTCAAAGAGTATTTTATTGATGGTAATGGTAAGATTAGAATGCACAGAATAAAGGAAGTTTATCGTGGCGACCCTGTTACCATGTTTATTTATGCTGATGAATTAGGACAAAGAGGAACTAAGGGCTTCACTTGTGTTAATCATAGAGATAAAATAACCACTGACCCTCATGAAATCTGCGACCAATGCGGAGGAAATATGTTCCCTGTTCATTATGTAAATAGAGCAAATGGTAAAGACCAACACTTCTTGAAAGGAGAAGTTTTGCACTTTAGCAAATATAGTCCTTCTAGATTATATGGAATGTCTCCTATTGTAACTCTATTTAACAATATTATGACACTGATTGCTATGGAAAACTATGTTAATTCATCTTATACTAAGAGCAGAATGCCGAGAGGATTACTTGCTGTTCAAACTAGAAACATGGATTCTATGCGCTCTTTTTGGCGTTCAGTAAAAGAAAAAATGGAAACAGACCCTCATTTTATTCCTGTTATGGGTATAGAATCGGAAAGCGGCAAAGGGGCTGTTGAGTGGATTAAATTTATGGACAGCCTAAAAGAAATGGATTATGTTTCTGTTAAGGATGATTTAAGAGATAGGATATCAGCGTTCTACGGAGTTAGTAAAGTATTCATGGCTGATAATACTACAAGCGGTGGATTAAATAATGAAGGTATGCAAATTCTTGTAACAAATAGGGCAGTTCAAAAGGCACAAACTGTCTATAATAACTATGTTTTCCCATTCCTTGTTAAGCAATTTGGTATTACTGATTGGAATTTAAAACTTCCACCAAGCGAAGAAGAAGATGAAATAGCAGTAATAAGAAAGAGAGAGTTAGAAGTAAATGTTGCAGGTTCGATTAAGAATTTAGGATTTGAAGTTGATATGGATGAAGATGGAAACTTTACTTTTTCTAAACCGGAACCAAAAGAGCCGGAGGGAGGAGAACAAAAAGAAGATGGTGATTTCCAAGTAGACCCATATGCGGGAACTAACATAGATGCTTCTCAAATGGGGCAAATGCAAGAGCAACAGTTAAGTAAGCCACAAGAGAACCCTCCAACAACAAGAAATAAACCCTCTATGAGTAGAGGCCCCGATAAGAGATTAACAGGATTACCGGAAGATGCAGGAAATCAAAATGTAGATAGAAGAACGGAAAGGAGGACAGGTTAATGACAGAAGATAGCAGACAAAAAGAAATTAGATTAAAGAAAGAATTAGCAGAAGTAAGGGCATTAAATGCTAACAAGAATGCTAAACTAAAACCGAGTAGAGACTTTACAGTGGGAATACCTGCTGATACAACGGTAAAAAAGAAATTGCATTCAGCAGATGTTCCGGATGTAATTACATTACCGCCAAAGCAAAAGAACCGAAGAGAGAATATTCCATTTTGAGGCGATACTATGTTTTTACAGTTGTCTAAAAATAAATCTTTACTATATGTTTTGAGCAAAGTAGAGTTAGATGACGAGACTACTAGACTAGTAGAACAACAGGCTTCGGCTAGTGAGATTAAGAAATCACTTGAAAGAAATATCAATTCAAATAATATGATAGAATATAGAAAATATATTCAAAAGGCCAAAGATGAAGCGGGGTCTGCTAGGGCTAGCGAAGAAGAAGATTATGTTGCGCCAAAAACAGATTTACAGCGAGAAGTAGAACAATCAGCAGATAGAAACATAGAAAGTGGTTTAAAAAGAGATGAACTCATTAGAGAAAGAAAAATAAAATTTGCCAAAGAAGAAATATCGGTTTTATTTGATGCCCTCGATGATGTAGAAGAATTATTAGATAGTGTTACTCTAAAACTAAAAGATGGTAATTTAGAGATAGAAGGAACAGGATGGAGAAAAATATACCGAAGGTTCGGAACTAATCCAAAAAAAGCAGAACAAATAATTAATAAATTAAAAGCATTAAAAAGCCAACCCAAATTCTTAACAAAAAAATTCAAGGATATTCTTGAAAGAGGAAAACTATTTTACGGTGACGGAAAGGATGACTTTTTTGATATTGATAAACTAGAGAAAGAGGCTAGAGCAGTAGCGTTAAAAGAATTTAATGTAGAAGGAACTACCTTTACTGCTGTAGATGTTCTTCTATACTGTTTTGCTAGCGTTGAAGGTTATGAGCCTCTTAGCGTAATAGATAGACCCAAAAGAAGAGAAGAATTGATGGCAAGTATGGATACATTACAAGGAAAGTTAGGGGATGTAGAATCAATCAAAAGAAGATATCTTCCTAAATTTAGAAAAGCCATGAGAGATTTAGCCAAAATAGAAACAGAAAAAAACCTATTAGAAGACCGCCTTTCCGAATTAAAAGAAATGGAAAAGGATGAAGATAAAATAATAGCAAACAAAGTAAAAAGACTAAGGCAAGGTATTAATGAATTAATTAGCACTGAACGAAAGAAAATAAAAGGAGATAAAGATACCAAACTACAATCGTTAATGGCTAAGGTCAAAGACATAACTGAAAATAGAGATAAGTATATTCGACAAGCAAAATTAGATTTTGCTGAAAAAATAGAAGAAGAGGAGGCTAAATTGAATGAACTCATTAATAAGGCTAACTTTGTAGCAGAAGCAAAACCCGAATTAGAAAGATTACAAAAAGTCACAGCAAAATTAGAAACTGAAGGCGTTGTGTCTAAGGATGTTAAAAGACAAATAAGTAAAGTCATTTTAACAGGAATAAAAACAACAAATGACTTGAAGCAATTGCTTAAACAATTTGACGAAATAGAAGACAAATTTAAAGACGGATTAAGAAACTATATTGAAAGTGAAACTATTGAACTTGCATCGGGATTCGGCTCTATTAGTATGGATAAGACTTCGGAAATATCTTCATTGACCGTAAGATTTATTGGCAGGGTCAAAGAATTAGAACAAAAATTAAACATTATAGAAGGAATGTTGGAGTGATAAATATGACATGGGATTATTATGATGATGGAAGAGAGATAATATTCAAAGAAGAGAAAACAAAAAGCCCACAAAAGATATTAGATTCTTTAGATGCTAAAGGTAAAAAAAGATTAAAGAAAACATTACAGGCGGCTGAACCAACAGAATTTTTTGGTCAAGACTTTACTAAGTTGGGAGATTTAATTTCTTCTCTAAAAGAATTAGATTTAATGAAATCCAATAAGAAACTCAATAAAAAAATGAAATCTATGGATGAACGGAACATTGATATTGTAGCCACGGCTACCAAACTTCGTAAGGAGTATGAATTATTGTATCGTCAGTTACGAGACTTAGTATATCCTAGTGGTAAAAAAGAACGGGAGAAGATAGAATGACCGAAGAACGAACAATAAATGAAGAAATGCTTGAGATTGTAAAAGCCCTAACAGCAAAGGTAGAGGCACTTGAAAAGACAATTTATGCTAAAGATAGCCTACTTATGAAGGCAGGATATGTTGTTACTGATAGTCCAACTCCTGTTATGACAAGCACCATAGGAGGAGAAAATTCTATGGAAAATGTTTCTAATATGGATTGGAGTGATATTCATAAAATGGTAGAAAAGGCAGGTGGACAATAATGCCCGAAAGAGTAACAGCAGAAGAAAGAAAAATAAGCATGGCTATAGAAAAGGCTAGAAACGCTAAAGAAATATTATACCAATCTTTAATGGATAATAATAGAAGCGAATTGAAAGATGAATCCGAGGCAGTAAAGGTAACAAGACCAAAGGCAGAAAATGTAAATCTAGAAATGAAACCGCAAGGAAAACACTCCGGTTTTGGTTTAGATAGTCATGCTACTGCGGGTGACAGTTTTAAAAAAAGTAAATTAGACGACTAATTATTTTAGGCAGGGAGTCATTTTGAAATTAGACTCTATTGAGAAGGATAAGCAACCTTCGGTAGAAATACTTAGATTGTTTGAAAAAACTAGAGTTGCCTATTTATCAGCAAAAGAAGACCCAAAAGAATACAGTAGCAGATGGCAAAATGCTGTAGATATCATTATAGAATCATATGAAAAATTAAATGCAGTAGGGAAAGAACTTAAGAGATTTATTGAAGAAGAGGATTTGAAAGATAAAGACACAAAAAATCCTGAAAGTCTAAAGGCACAGAAACTCTTTGAAGATATTAAACTTCTAAGATATACTTCTAAAATCGTAATTGACCCATTTGCTGATATGTTCAAAGGTAATGTTCTTGAAGAATTATTGAGTAATCCGGAAACTATGGTTAAATTTGTGCATTATGCACTAAGAAGCGATAATAAAGCACTTTCAAAGGATGTATTAGCAATAAAAGACATGCAAAGTGACACAATAACGGAGGGTCTTGACGGACTTGACCTAGAGGCAGACGACATAGGGCTGTATATTATTGAACACTATGGAGACGGCAAAGATTCTAGGGAAGTTGAAGGAAAAGTAAAGGCCGCTATGGATATTTTAGAAACTATTTTCTTCTCTAGAAATGATGAAGAAGATTGGGAAGAGTTAGTAGAGATTGAAAAGAACGAAGATGGAGAAAAAGAGGAAAAGTCTCTCTCACATTTTATTGTTCCTAACAAACCAATGTATAGAATTTTTGAAATAGAGGACATCGAGCAACTAAAAGGATTTAGCGGTGATTGGTTTGTTCAAGAAAAATATGACGGTATGAGAATACAATTACATAAGTTAGATGGCAAAGTTACAATTTATTCTTACAACGAGAAAAATATTACAGATAAGTGTTCTGCTCAAGTTCAAGAATTAAATAAAAAAGAATATGGAGATTGTATTTTAGATGGCGAGTTAATATTGTTTGATGGCGATGAAGCACTACACAGGGCAGATACTATAGCCCATGTGTTCAAAGGTAAATATAAAGATGCTAAATTAAGATGTCATGTCTTTGATATTATGAGGCACGAATCACAAACTTTGACTGATGAAGAATTGTCTAATAGGATGACTATTCTTTTCAATAATTATTCTGCTAAGAGTGGCGAGGCAATTGCTTATCCTTCTAAGAAAGATACTAGACAAGCAGATAATTTAGAAGACCTAGAAAAATATTCTAAAGAAATGATGGAGATACCAACAGCAGAAGGAGTGGTAATAAAAGACGCTACTTCAACATATTATATTGGAACTAAAAAGAATCCTAAATGGATAAAGTGGAAAAACTTTGTAGACTTAGATGTAATAGTTTTAGATAAAAACAAAACCAAGAGTAATTTATTTTCATATTCTGTAGGAGTGGGGCCAGTATTACAAGATGCGGCAGGATTAGTAGAAATAAAGGGTCAAAATTATATGAATGTAGGTAAGGCACTCAATACTAAAATTAATGTTGATGTCGGTGATATTATTAGAGTAAAGGTAGATGAAGTTAAGAAAAAGGGAGAAAGTTATAGTTTATTTTCTGCCAAAGTAATCGAAGTTCCCGAAGTAGAATATCCGGATAAACCAATCACTCTAGAGATACTTTCGCAGGACACTAAGAAGTCACTTAATTATGATGTGGTTGCTTTAGAAAAAGGAATAAAAGTTACAGACCATATTCATGGTGAAACCACTATTATAGCAAAATACGATACTAGTGGCTTTGTGTTATATGGTTTTGAAGAGAACAATTTGATGTCTAAGAATGCTTTGGCTGATTTAGATATGTGGAAAAATCAAGCAGAAGAAGTTATGAAAGGTAAAAATAATGAGTTGGCATTAATTTTATATCACTATCTAAGACCGAAACCTAGAACTATCAAAGAAACTCATGAGTTTCTAAATAGAAAATATCCTGCTCTTTATGAAGATACTTTACAAGGAAAAGAAACAAACCTTGCTGATTTTGTTCCCCAAAGAGATGGATTAGAAAAGGAGGGAAATAAATTCCTAGTAGACCCTAGCAAAGTTCTACAGGAAGATACTATCGCCAAAAGTGCTATGAGTCTAATATTGGAATCTGCAAACGAAGGAGGAGTTCCAATGACAGGCGTTCCAATTACTATAGAAAGGCAAAAAGAAACACCTATGGTGTCTATGTCTTATGCTTCCACTGATGAAGATAAATGCTGTAATGATTTAAAACAACAAGTTTTACAGCAGACATTTGATGTAATAGATAAAGAAACTGCAAAAGGAAAGACAATAAATAGTGGCTTCTTGTCTGATATGTTAAATTATCTTGAAAAAAACGGAATAGTTCCGGATGGAATAGATGAATTAAAAGCGATATGTGAATATGTAGTCTACAACCAAGATTGCGATGATTTTGTTAGAAGAGTAAGAGAAAGAGAAAATCAAAAAGAATTTAGGAGGCTTATAGAAGAGTATGATAGATGTAAAATGGGCTTCGGTTCGGATTTTACAGATAAGTATGCTATGCTAAAAGCCTATAAAACTCCTAAAGAATATAGAACAGGTAAATTCAAAATATACGATAGAGAAGATGGTAATGTTTCTTTTGGAATATTAGTTGGTGATGAGTCTATGTTTTGGACTATACAATTAGATGATGAAGAAGAGTTGTTTGATTTGTTTGGTGCGGCAGGAAAATATCCTGCTGAAGTTTCTAAAAGTTTAGAACAAGGAAAGGTGATTGATTCGGGAAATATTGAGTTAGGAGTTCAAAGAAACGGATATCACGAATATTTCCTAAAAGGAAACAAATTCGAAACTAAATTACATATTCGTTATTTACCTGTTCAAGAGAAAAAGATGTGGTTGGCTTGGACTGGCTATAAACAAGAACCTGCTGATACTGAAGGTGATGAGGGTATTTGGAACATTTATGAAGATAAATTTGCTAAAACACCCCTACCTGAATAAAAAAATAGTGTGTTCTTTATATAGTCGTTGGATTAATTAGGTTTTGAGAGGAATGTCGTCTGCGGTATTGGCAAACAAAACAACAGACTTTAGGATTCTCAAAAGCAACGATTTAATGATTGGAGGATATGCAAGCATCGAAATCGTTGATAAGCAAAATGATTTAATCACACTCAAAGCACTTAATGAGGCAGTAAAGAAATATATGGAGAATCCCAAGTTTAGAAATGTAATGACAAATCATTCAAATGTTCAAGTGGGAGAAGTAGTAGAATCATATAGAGATACAACAGGGAGATTATGGAAAACAGAAGTAGATGATGTTGGATTCTTTGTAGTAATTAAGTTAAGAGATGATATAGAAAAAGCCAAAGAAATTAATAGAGGCATAAGGAAAGGTTCGTTGAGGTCATTTAGTATTGGAGGACAGGCTTTAGAGAAAGTGAAAAAGAGTCACAAAGAACTAGGTGAATACAACGAAATAAGCAAACTTGAATTACATGAGGTTACAATTTGTGAAAAAGGAATAAACCCCGAAGCAAGATTTGATATTTTAAAACAAGAAAAAACAAAAGATAAGGTGAAAAATATGACACGAATAGAAAAAGCATTGGAAGAATTAGACGCTTTGATGGCAGAAGTCAATTCTCTCCGTAAGGAAGAAATGGCAGAAGAAATGGCAGATGAAAAGATGGATGATGACAAAATGAAAGAAAGCATGATGAACGAAAAGATGTATGGCGAAAAAATGGATGATGACAAGGAAACCGCTATGCCTCCAAGTGAAGAAAAAGGCGACTATGAAAAACTCATGGATGAGAGAAAGGCCGTCGTTTCTACTCTAGATGGGGCAGGTGTTGAAATCGGTGAACCCGCAGATAGAATTGTTATTGACAATGGAAAGCCAAAAGCAAGCGACCTTCCGGTTGTAAAGGCATTTAGCAATACAGAACTAGAAACGCTTGATTTGTCTGTTGGAAACATTGAGAAAGCATATGAGGCTTTCCGACAAGAACAACTAGAGAAATTGGCTTACAGCAATCTAGAAAAGTCTTTTGCAGAAAGATTTGCTAGAGAAACATCACAAAGAGAAACAATTATAGAAAAGGCAAATTATGATGCTCAAGCAGAAATTGCTTCTCTAAAGGATGAATTTGTTTCTCTAAGAAAGTCTTTGACAGCAGAAAAAGAAACAATACTAAAAGCACAAGAAGAAGCACAAATTAAACTCCCAAGTATGGAAGAACTGGCTGAAATGGATTGGTCGGACATTCATAAAATGGCCGGAGGACTCGTTTGAGGTGATTTATTATGACAGGATATATTAACACAATAGCAGATTTAGAAGCACAAACATACGGACTAAACACAATGGGTTCAATCGGAAATGAACTACTAAAGGCTCAAGGTGGCATTAGTGGTATTCATACCGCATTTAACCACGGTCATGCAACTTCCGCACCAAGCGGAATAAATGCAAATCTATACAATATTATGTATGGACAAAAAGTTTGGTCAATGCTAAACAGGGAATGTAATGCACTTTCAGTTATTTCAAAGAGGCCATATACATCAAGCGGTTGGAGAGTTTTGGCAAAGAGAGCAGGTGGTGGAAGCGGAAACTTCCTAGCAATTACTGGTAATGCCGCACTAAATGATGCACTTTATGGTGCAGATACTCTAAGAGCAGACCGAATTGGTGGTGTTCCGGAAAATGCAAGTCTAGATAGTCAATCAGATGGTTTAATGTCAATTGCTCCTGAATATGATTTGCTAAACACAAGCCCTAAGATTATTGCTCATCAATTTGAATTCAGTGAACTTTCTATGGAAATGGCTGCAATTGATGACGGAATCGGTGACATTAGAGCGCAATTGAGAGAAGATATGGGTAAGCACCATTCCGAAGTTCAAAATGCTATGCTAGTAATGCCACTTGAACATTATCAACCCGTTAGCGCAACAAATGCGGCTGATGTAATGGAAAGAAACTATACTTCTCTATTGAAGATTGTTTCTAGTAATGCTGAATTGACAGAAATGGCGGCTTCAAGTGTAATTGCTACACGAACTGATGACATTAACAGACTATATGGAAAGTCAAGAGCAAGCGATTCATTCCTAGACTCTCAAGTTTCATTTGGTGCAGGTTATACTTCCGGTGAAGCAAGGCAATTGACTCTAACAGTTCTAAATTCTCTACTAAGAGATATTAGAGTAGCCGGAGGTTCTCCAAAGGTTATCCTAACTGGATACGATACTCTACAAACTCTAAGTGATTTGCTACAAGCACAAGAGAGATTTATGGACAGAAAAGAGATTGTTCCAACTGTAAATGGTGTTAGAGGAGTTAAGGGTGCAGAAGTAGGATTTAGAGTTTCTACATACTACGATATCCCATTGATTCCTGTAGCGGCTATGCCTTCTACTGGTCTAAACAGTTCTCTAATCGGTGACATGCTTGTTCTAGATACTGACCATCTATGGCTATCAGTGATGAAGCCAACTCAATACTTTGAAGATGGTATTAGTAACGGAAACCCATTCGGTGTTGGCAATCTTGGAAACAAGGCTCTATACCGAACAATTGGTGAAATGGCTTGTTCATACTTCAAGGGTCAAGGAAAGATTACAAACCTTCTGTGAGGCGATTTAAGTGACACATACTGTAACACTTTTAGCCGACCATAAAGGCTTTACAAAACCAAAGGCTCTAGGAGATGAATATGTTGTTACTGCGGCTATTGACCTAACTGGTGCAAGACCTGCCGCATCCGGAACATTGGATATTGATGTTAATAAAACAACAGATGTCATTACAGTAAATAGCGGAACATTTACTACTTTAGCCGCAGGGCAAGAAGTATTAATAAATTCTGCTAATTCTAATAACGATATTACTGCGTTTATTGATAGCATAGTTGGTTCAACAATTACTCTAAAGGCCGATGGAACTGCTTTGTTAGGGGCAAATGAAACCGGAGCAAGTGCAACAATTACACCATTAAACGAACTAATTACAGCGACAAGTTTAGGTCTATCTAGTATTTCTTCGGTTCAAATTATAGGACAAGAGAGTCCTACTCTAAGAATTACACCTGTAGTAACCAAATTGGGTGCTTATGGTGCAGTAGATAAGTTTGAACTTAAGGCTGTAACTGCTTCTAGTGGTGCTTTAATATCAGCAAATACTGATTGTGGCGTGGTTAGAGTTAGAGTTACTGGAAATCTTTGAGGTGTTCTAGTGGCAATAATTAAAATGGCAACTATAGCAAATAAGCCATCAGTAATTGTCCGTGGAGTTCTTTTGACAAAAAGGGATTCTCTAGATGATGTGGAACCTTTTACAGCAATAACGCTAAAAGGGGACACTAATCTAGAGATTCTCTTTACAGAAGATGATAGAAAGGCACTTTCGGAAATAGACCCAAAAAAGTTTGATGTTATCAATAGAGTATTGGGTTCTGCAATAACCACTCATGCTGAACTAGAATCTCTTTTATTGCCTCCTAAACCTGCTAAAAGGGGAAGGAAACCTGCGGCAAAAAAGACAGAAAAGAAAACTGAAACCAAAGAAGATTAGACAATAATCTTAAATGGTATTGGTATTGTAGTTAGTCTCAAGGGAGTAGATAGTATGGCTTCATGCAGAAGTAGCGGTGTATTAACAGCAAGCGGTTTGGTTTTTACTGGTCAATGTAAATTAATTTCTATTCATGTTTGTGAAGTTAATAATGGTGCGGCTACAATAAAGGTGTTTGATGGAACTAGTAATAGCGGTAAAGAAGTCGCTAGAATGGTTCTATCCGCCAACGAAACAAAAGAGTTTGATATGCATGGAGTAATATGTAGCACAGGACTTTTCTTTGAGGAAACTTCCGGCCAAGTTGCATGTTCTATTGAATTCGCTTGAGGTTTTACAATGGCTGTTTTAAATCAAGATACTAGACTAGTTATGACTATATTGTTCGTAGGAACATTGAGTGGGGCAAATGTATTTGCTTATGCTCAATTCGGAACAGGTTTTCCATATGGGCCATTAGCACATTCAGTTCTATTTGGACTAGGAACGATAGGAGCAATAATGGTAATGAAAGCATTGTTCGATTTAGCACTAAATGACAAGATAGAAATGTGGCTACTAGATAGAAAGATAGCCGCATATTGGGAAAGAAAGGCTAGAGACGAACAACAAAGACAAAAGATGCGTGAAAGTGCTAGACAATATAATACTAACTTTTACAGCAATACTGAATCGGCAGAAGAGAATACTGTCGGTAATGAATTTTTAGCCGCACTCCAATGAGGTGGTTAGATGGTCTTTGGAGACTTGATGGGTTTTTCCGACTCCGATTATGCTTATAATCAATCTAGGGCGCATTCTGCTGATATCTTCTTTTTAAAAATGAAGGCTTGGTTTTGGGGAGGTTTCTCTACTTTGGCTATGTTTTTAGTTGGTAATATTATGGGAGTCTTTGACATAAATATAATGGGTTGGATTATTGAGGGTGCTAAAGATATTTGGGGGCATTAAATGTCCATAATGACTGGCTTTGCTATTCTTGTTGGTGAAGCAATAATAGGCTTTTACAAAAAAATTCACGCAATTAATTTCGGAGTTTATGGTGCTACAATGGTCGGTAAAACAACCCTTAGCAAACAACTTAGAACTAGGGGAGAAGTTCCTCAAATAAATCAAAGAACTGTGGGTTTGCATAGAGCGAGCAGAAAAAATATAAAAATTGATGGGAATTCTCATACAATAAAAAGCGCAGATATAGGCGGAGAAGCAATTTATTGGAAAGAATGGGTTAAAGATATGCAATCCCGAAAAGTTAGATACATTATTTTTATGATAGACCATAGGCATTTGGACAATGATGCCAATTTAGACCACCAACTAGCGTGGAAGTTTTTAGTAGACACTATTGTAGCAAATACTTGGCCTACTGGCAGAAAGAAAAAAGAAGTAGATTATCCTATGGCCGTAGGCATTTGGGCTAATAAATATGATATATGGTCAGAAAAATATCCTTTACAAGAAGGCATAACTATGGATAACCATGAAATATTTGAACCTTTTAAGTATGGAATGAGGCAGTTAAATGAGAAAGGGATTCCCTGCTTCAAATATATTGTTTCAGCAAAATCCGACCCCGAAATGGTATATAGGGGCGTAACAACAATGATAAAGGATTATTGAGGAATGAAAGATGTATAACAACCAATTGATAGGACAGAACACGCCAAACCCTGCGTTTGGTAATTTTAACATGACTCCGCTACAACAAGCAAGGGCAAGTGGGGCTGTAACTGAATACAAGTTTGTGGCAATTAAACCTAAAAAACAATTAGCAGAACTAACAGCAGTATTAAAATCCGAACCTAAAAAGTTCTTAGGAATTAAATATGGTAAGAAATTTAATTTAAAGGATAGATGCGTAGTATGTGGGTTTCATCATATTTGGGAACAGGGAGATTATATGAGGCCACCAATACCTCTAGATAAGGTAACAAAGGGTAGACCCCTAATGGGAACTTATTGTCCAAAACATGCTTCCATGTATATGCAGTTAGAAATGTTACAACAACAAATACTTGCAGATAAACACGGATTAGACTTTAAAGCATTTAAGCCTAGAATGCCTAAGATGCTAAAAAGCGGGCCATTAACTACTTTAAATAAAAATGATGTAGCATCTTTGACTTCAGCAGGATGGTTTATAAAACCACCCGCACTAGCAGATAACAAGACCGCTACGGAGGAAGTAATTAGATTGCTAACGGAAGTTAATATCATGACAGATAGAATAAATCATTTAATGTTAAACAATCAAATTAAAGTTCCGGAAGAAGAAAAGGAGGAATAAATATGGGAATATTAGGCACAAGTAATGGAACGGTACTGGGAGCAGTTCAGCAACAGGGCGACCAACAATTCAAAAATGTAAATAACTTACTTTCTTTACAAGATAATCATGTTGAAGAGTTCTTCCAATACCACGGTGAAATGTTTTTAACGGCACTTGAAAATTTAATGGAAGATGTTACAGAAAGAGTCGTTTCCCAAATGTTATCAAAACTATCCTTTACTACTGATGGAAGTAAAATAACAGTAAATCCGGATTGTCTTAGAGAATACGAAAAGATTACTCAAGAAAATATAGATTTAGATATTCAAAAACTTTTGAATTCTGCTATCAATAGTGAAGTAATTAATCAAAGAAAAATGGCAAAACAGCAATATTTAGAGTCACAGGGTTTTGGTGGAGGCGGAATGGCTCAACCAACTGCCGCTTCAGCAGTAGCGGGTTTAACAGGAAATATGCAACAATATAATCAAATGCAAGGTGCTATGAATAATGGTAGTGGATATCCTGTTCCACCTAGCGGAACAGATGGATATGGAAGACCATATTGGATTGACCCCGCTACTGGACAAATGAGTTATGAACCACCACAAAGCGGATTAGGTTTAGGTAGTGCAATACAGAAAGGTGCGGCTTGGGCTAAATGGTTAATGTGAGGCTGTTTCCATGATTATTAAATGGAAGGGGTCGGATATTGACATATCTAGTGATGTAGGTAAAAATGAAATTATAAATACATTAAAAGGACATATGGATGCTAAAGGCAGACCTAAAAAAACAGAAGATTTACTTAGAGAATACAATAAAAGCACGAAGGCTATAGATAGTGATACTACACTAAGCGAAGATGAAAAAGAAGAAAAAGAAGATTTATTAGAAGAAGAATTTGCTAAAATAATTAAACAATTTTTCGAAGAAGAACCTCTTATTTCTTACATTAATAAGGAAATTTACGGTTGGACTAAATTTAGTAGAAGAAAAACTGGAAAGGAAGGTAGTGCAGAAAATACTGCTAATATTAGATACGCAGAAAATTTAAAACTAAAAGAAGTCAAAGGCGGAGATGTTAGAGAGAGGCTTTCCGGTGTGGGTGCATTAAAATTTTCTGAAAGAGGAACCCAAAAGTTAAATTTGCCTCCTTTTGATTTTAGAACTTTTATAGCCACTCAAAAATCCAATGATATTCCCATCGAAGAAGATATGATTTTAAGAGAAAAAGAGGATAAAGAAACAGGCAATCCTACAGGAGTTTTTTCTTTTAAGCCTATAGGGGGAGTTAGGCAAGAAGGGAAAGAGTATCACTTTAAAATGACTTATGGAAATATAAAATCTACAGATTTAGAAGAGGCTAAAACAAATCACATAAGAGAGATAACTGGACAAAACCCAAGACCGGAAAGAAATAAAACACAGACATTTAAAGTAGGTAGTGATGTATTTAATGCCGAAGTTAGATTTACTCAAAAAGTAATTAAGAAGGTAACTGAACAAGCCGCAGAAAGAGCAGTAGAATGGTTTGAATATAAGAAAACTAGAATACCTAATCCCGCCTATAAAGAAGGAAGTAGTGAGCCTAAAACTATGGTAAACTATGAAATAGTGAGAGAAGGAACATTAGGAAAGGCAGGAAGTCCTAGTTATGAACAATATCTTGCTACAGTAGAAAGTAAAGCAGAATACTTCGAATTAGAAGTAGACGGTAAAAAAGGACTATATGGTTTCAAAGCCCCTCCTAGTTCACAAAATAGATTAAAACAAGCAAATGTTGAATTTACACAAGATACAGATATTCCAATACTCATAGCGCAAAACAAAGCACAAATACAAGAAATATTTAGACCTTATTTAGAATCTGCTACTGACATAATGGTTCCCATTATTTGCGGTAAGTTTAGTAAAAGCGAAAGAGCCGAAGCGACATTTGACGAATTCAAAGAAAAACTAGAGCAAGATGATGCAGATTTAGAAGGCTTTACTATAGGTTCTAGAGATAATCTTACTGATGAAGGTAAAGTGAAACTTGAAGATTTAAAGGAAATGTCAGCAAGTAAAAGAAAGAAAAAATTGAATGAATTGGGTAAAAAAGCATTCGTATTAAAAGAAAATCTAAAAACAAAAGATAAGAAAAGACTCACTTGGAAATATACTGGTAATACAAGAAAGATAGGAGATATTCAATTAGTAAAAGACACAACTATTGATAATGCCACATATGAAAAAGTTTTACAAAATGCTAAAGATACGAAAATAACCGAAGAAGAATTTGATGAATTCAAAGGTTTATTTAATAGAACTAGAAAAACTGCTGAACAGTTTATATCTTTTGATGAATATGCTAAACTATCATTAGATGATAAAGAAAAATATGCTCCTAATCTAACTATACAAACTGGTGCAGGAATTGAAAATGTTAAAT